TCGCGCGTCACGACGGCAAGGCCAGCCTGCTCGATGCGTTCCGGCACCTTGAGATCAAGGCGTAAGCCATCCCCCGCAGCAGGGTGGCGGTGGGCTTCGGCTCACCGCCACCCGCTGGAGGTTTCTGATGAAAGTCACGATCAAGGTCGGTCTGTCATGCGCTGCCGGATCGTTTGCCGCTGGCGAGGTCGCTGATGTGCCGGCGGACATCGCCGCGAACCTGCTGCAGTTGGGCTACGCGGAAGTGCATGGCGAGGAGCGGACGGCAGACAGCAAGCCTGTGGCGCGAAAGGCGACGAAATGGCCGAAGTCCGACCCCGCTTCCGATGGAACCTGAGCACCGCTGGCTCCTTTGAGCCTGTTACAACGGCGGATCTGAAGGCGCATCTACGCGTGGAGCACGCCGTGGATGATGCGTTGATCTCGTCGCTCGGCGTTGCAGCGCGTTCGTGGTGCGAACTCAAGACCAATCACATCATGGCGGCGCGTACGGTGACGCTGGAGGCCAGCGGCTTCCCGAGCGACACGAATGACATCGTGCTGCCGATTGGGCCCGTGACGGCCATCACCGCAGTCTCGTACATCAACGAGGCCGGGACGGTCGTGACCATGACGGCCAACACGGATTACCGCGCAGATGCCGCCGTGAATCCGGCGCGCATTCGATTGCCGTTGTCTGCCTCGGCGGTGGAATGGCCTGCGACCTACGCCGCGTCGGATGCCGTGCGAATCACGGCGACAGCCGGATACGCGAACATACAAGCCGTCCCGGAGGTGGCGAAGCACGCCATTCGCCTGCTCGTCGGGCACTGGTATGAGAACCGCGAAGCCGTCGTGACCGGAACCATCAGCAGCAATGTCGGACTCACGGTGGAAGCACTGCTCTCAACGCTGAAAAGCGGGGAGTTGCTGCTGTGAGCCTGCCATCCATCGGGGAGATGCGGGAACGGATCACGCTCACCGTTCCGACCATGACCACCGATGCGATGGGGCAGCAGGTCGAAGCCTTCGCAGATCCGTTCGACGCATGGGCGATGGTGACCGAAACCATGGCAGGCGAAAGCGGAAACACCTACGACGGTACCGAGAACAAGCGGATGATCGTGGCCGTGGTGCGAAACAACACCAGCAAGGTCTTCACGACGCGCATGAAACTCCAATGGCGCGGCATTGATTTCAATGTCGCAGGCATCAGGTGGCTTGACGGCCCGAAGCGATTCGTTGAACTGAAGGCAGAGGTGATGCTGTGAGCCGTCGGATGCGCACGGACGCAATCAGCGTGGCGATCACCGGAACGGATCGCGTGCAACGCAATATGGCGCAGGTGGCAAAGCGCGTGCAGGAAGCCATGTTCGTCCGCGCGGTGAAGCCATCGCTGGAGGTGATTCAGAAGCAGGCCAAATCGAACCTCGCTGGCGTGCCGAGCAAGTCAGGCGGGACAACGCGAACGAAGGAAGCGATTGCCAGCCGCCTGTCGATCAAACTGCAGCGGAAGAAGGGTTCGCGGTATTTCAGCATCGGTCGGCTCGCCGTGTTCTACGGCAGGCCGCGCGGCAGCGCGCCGAAGCAGGAAGTCGGCAAGCAGCAGCCGCTGTGGGTGCGTGCATCGCTGGCGCACCTGATTGAGTACGGCTTCAAGTTGACGCATCTGTTTGGCAAGGCGATCAGAGCACGACGCATCCCGGAACGACCCTTCATGCGACCAGCGTTTGAGGCGAAACGCGCCGAAGCGGAACGGCGGTTCCTTGCGGTCATTCGCGACGAGATTGAGAGGACGCGGCCATGAACCTGCAGGCAGCGGTTCGCGCACGGCTGGTCGGAGATGGCACGCTGACGGCCTTGATCGGCGGCGCGCAGCCTCGAATCTTCCCGGAGACTCGGGCACAGGACTCCGCGCTGCCCGGGGTCGTCTACAGCATCAACAGCGAGGAGGCATTGATGACGATGACTTCCGCAGCCTGCTGGAAAGCCGATGTCGAAATCGTGGCGGTGGCCCCCACGGCAGCGTCCGCGCAGGCCGTTGCGAAGGCAGTCGTGGCAAGAATGGACGGATGGAGTGGTACGGAGGCTAGTACGGCAATCATGCACTCCCTACACTCTCGGTCGGTTACGGCGTACAACGCTCCGCAGGCTGGCGAAACCACGGGAGCCTTCCTGCATACCACAGTCTTCTCCGTGATGTACAAAGCAGCACCCTGACAAGGAACCACAATGGCTATTAGCGCATACAGCACGACCTTCATCACTGGCGCCGGAGAGATCGTCGGTGAGGTGACCAGCATCTCGTTCAGCGGCGTGAGTGCCACGGAGATTGATGTCACCAGCCTGACCAGCACCGCGAAGGCGTATGTGCTCGGCACGCAGGACGGCGGCACCGTGGAGATCACCTGCTTCACCACGAACGCAGCCCCGACGCTGCCGACGAGCGGAGATGTCTCTCCGACAAGTTTCTCCGTTCGTTTCGGAGCGGCCGGGCCGACCTTCGCCTTCACTGGGTACATCGTCAGCACGGCCATGGAGGCATCCGTGGACGGCGCGGTGCAGACCACCTACAGCATCCGAATCACTGGTGCCACGACCGTTTCCTGATTCATCGCCAACGGAGGTCGCATCATGGCATTCAGCGCATACAACTCGCGTTTCATCAACCCAACGACGAACGCGACCCTGACGGGCGCGAATCAGCCCGTGAAGGGCGAGATTCAGTCCATCTCTTTCAGCGGCATCACTGCTGCGGAAATTGATGTGACCATGCTCACCAGCACTGCAAAGACATATGTGCTGGGGACGATGGATGGCGGAACCGTGGAGATCACGGCGTTCATGACCGGAGGCGCGGGCGTCAATCCGACGCTTCCCGTGTCAGGCGAATCCGCGCCGACTGCGATGGCCGTGGCCTTCGGCAATCAGGACAACGGAAATGACTTCGTGAAGGTCGCCTTCAGCGCGTATGTGGTCAACACGGCGATGGAGGCGACGGTCGACAGCGCGGTGCAGGTCACCTACACGCTGCGCATCAGCGGAGCGGTCACGATCACTTGGGTGAACGGCGCGTAACAGGAGGCTGAGCCATGCCAGCCCTGCAACGCGGCCCGTACTCAAGTCGCGGCACGGTCCTGTCCGAGTGGTCGAAACTGCCCACCGATCAGTCACCGTTCGTCGGTGATGCGTCGGTTCTTGCCGTTGTCAAGGGCGACATCACCAGCATCACCGTGGACGGCATGATCGCCACGGAGATTGATGTGACGGCGTTGACGGATACCGCGAAGCGGTACATCCTCGGAACGCGGGACGGCGGCACAATCACGGTTCGCGCGTATGCCAACGCGGGAGAGGTGATTGGGCTTCCGGTATCGGGTGACAGCACCCCGCGACGGTACAGGCTGTGCTTCCCGCGAGATCTGCGGCAGGCTGGCAACGACGATTACGGCAAGGCAGTCACCTTGATCTGCACGGCGTACCTCCAGCGAACCGACATCGGTGCTGCCGTGAATGAGGCCGTGGCCGTCACCTACACCCTGCGCCTGTCCGGGGATTTCGTGATGGGATACGCCTTCGCGTTGCAGCCCGTGGAGCCCGAGTAGCAGGTCTTGATTGTCGCGGCTCGTAGGAGTACCCTGCGACCATGCACACCGACAAGGCCACTCTCCTCGCCCTGAAGTCTCGCGTCATCGTTGAAGCCGTCAAGGTGGACGGTCTTGAGCATCCGATCTTTGTTCGCGGTCTGACGGGCCGTGAGCGGGATTCGTTCGAGAACGCGTGCTTCATTCAGCGCGGCAAGCAGCGCGTGATGACCACGGAGAACATCCGGGCCAAGTTGCTCGTCCGGTCGATCTGCGATGACAAGGGTACGCGGATGTTCACGGACGCGGAGGAAGGCGAACTTGGCGCGCTCCCGGCACAGGTGCTGGACACGCTGTTCACCGTCGCGCAGAAGTTGTCCGGGCTTGGTGCGTCCGACATGGAGGAACTGCAGTCGGACTGACGCAGGGCGGGATGCGGCGGTTCCATTTCCGCCTCGCTCTCGCCCTGGGCTGCACAGTCGGCGAACTGCTGGATCGTGTGTCATCGGAGGAGATGACCGGGTGGCTGGCATTCGACCGCGTGGAGCCGATCGGCGGCTGGCGAATGGACTACGGGTTCGCGATGCTGGCCGCATTGCAGGCGAACATCAACAGGAAGAAGGGGTCCAAGCCGTTCAAGACGGTGGACTTCATGCCGTTCCTGCCCGACAATGATCCCGGCGGCGAAGCGAAGGCCCTCGCGATGTTCCAGATGCTCGCGGCGCAGTCAGCCGCACGCGAGGCCGCAGACACACAGAACGGCAAGGGCTGACGCATGGCAACCGTAGGCAATCTGTTCGTCAATGTCGGCGCGTCCACGCGCGGGCTTGAGCAAGGCCTGAAGCGCGGGCAGGATGCCGTGCGGAAGTTCGGCAGGGACACGCAGGCGGCTGCGGCGAACATCGCCAGCGCAATACCGGGAGTCGGCAGCGTTTTCAGCAAGATGGAAACGGTGGCTGGCCTCGGGAAGTCCATCGCCACGATGTGGGATTCCTTCAACGGTGGAGCAAAGGAAGCCGCCGCTCGAACGGAAGCGATCAAGAAGGCCGAGCAGGATCTAGCCAGCCTCAAGGGCACGCGCAAGAACATCGGCATGGCGCGATCCATGCTGGCAGCTGAAGGCATTGATCCCAATAAGGCAGCGAAGGCACTTGCAATCGTGGACACATCTCCGATGCAGGAGAAGGTCGCTCGTTCCACGAAGATGGTGGAAGAAGCGCAACGATCGCTGAACGCAGCGCAGTTGGCAAGCAAAGATGCGACCAGCGCAAAGTTGGCTACGGACCTCGCACGGGCAAGAGAGACTCTGACGAAGACCACGGCAGCGGCAGCGCACGAACAGGCGCGGCTCGCTGGTGCTCAACTCTTTGCCGATAAGGCCGCGAAGGGCCGAGATCCGTATACGGGCCGGATGTTGAACGCTCAGAAGGCGTCCGATGTTCAGTTGAAGGCGCAGAAGGAACTCCAAGCGCAGACCGCGAGAACCGCAGCAGCCGTCGCAGAGCACGCGCAGGCGCAAGCGGTCGTGAACTCTCTGATGAGCAGCGGTGTGCCAATTCAAGGCGCGAAGGATCTCGAACAGGCGGAACAGAGGTTGCTTCAGGCAACGAAGGCGCAGACAGAGGCGCAGAAACAACTTGGAGCGGCAAGGCAGGCAAACCAGCGCAAGGAAGCCCTGCGCGGCAAATTGAACGCGATGGGCATTGATCTTTCAAAGGGTCAAGGCGCGCTCAACTTGAGCAGTCTCGGGGCTGCACAAGAGAAACTCCGGATGCTGCGCGAGGAGGCGAAGGCAGCCGCAGACGGGTTCAAGATCTTCGGATTGTCGATCGGCAAGGCCATCGGCCCGGTCGGGCTGCTGGCCGCTGGCCTGACGGCAGCAGTCGGAGGAGCACTGCTGCTCACGAAATCGGTCGCGAAGTCGATGGACTCACTGCGAGATTCGGCCACGGCCGCAGGCATGAGTGCAGAGTCGTTTCAAGACCTGAACAACACCTACCACGAACTCGGCGTGGCAGAGGGCATCGCGGAAACGGCATCACAGCGACTTGGAATCAAGTTGGAGGAGGCGGTCAGCGGCGCGGAAGACGCGCAGAAGGCGTTTGCGCGGCTCGGCATGGATTACGGAGCGATTGCCGCGATGTCGCCCGATCAGGCTCTGAATGCCACCATCAGCCGTATCAGGGAACTCGGGTCGCACCGCGAACGAATCTACGCGCTCCGAGAACTGTTCGGGAAGTCGGGCGTTGGATTGGCGGCGGCGGTGAATGCGACGAATGAGGAGTTCCGCGAAGCGAGTGAGCGCGCCGCGAAACTGCGTGTGCCCGAGGCGATGGTTTCGGATCTTGCGCGCATCAATGACAAGGTGGAGGGTGCCTTCAAGGCGTTCAAGAAGGTCGGCGTGTATCTCGCATCGGCGTTCGGGCCCGCGCTTGAAGGCTTGGCTGATTCGGTCTTTGAGATGTTCACGGCTGATCCGAAGGCTCTGCTCGGCGGAATGCAGTCCATCGCGATGGTCTTGGCCGTCATCTACGACCTTGTGGCTGGCATCGTCAACCTGTTCATGGCGGCATGGAACCTCGTTCAGATGCTCGCTGGCCTGCTTGTCAGCGGAATCATGGGCGCGCTCGGCGGCATTCTGAAGGCCGTCGAAGGAATCATGTACGGCATGGAATGGCTCACGGGAGCATCGCACGACATGAGCAACGCGCTCGGCGAAACGGCCACGACGGCTCTCAACGCCGCAGCGGAGGCAGCGAGTGCGGCTGGCAAGGATGGGGCCGAGATGGTGAAGCGACTGCAGGACGCCTTCACTGCGGACGCGACGATGGGAGTGGCCGACGGCATCGCGCGGTCGATGGAACAGGCGAAGAAGACGGTAGAGGGCGGCAGTCCGATCATGCTGCAAGCCGAGGTAGATCAGAAGTCGCTGGACAAGATCGACAAGGAACTGCAGAGCCTCCGGAACAAGGTGCGCGAAGCGTCAATCGGTGGCGACGCTGCCGATCTTGAGGGCTTCAAGGCGATGGGCGCGAACACATCGCAGATCGCGGAATACGAGGGGCTGCAGAAGCAACTCGCCGCGCTGGAACAGTCAAAGGCAGCGCACGAAACCATCGCAGACCTGAACGATCAGATCGCAAAGGCCACGATGACCACGGCGCAGTGGGCCGAGTACGAGGCGGTCACCAAGAAGGGCCTGACGCTTGAGGATGCCAAGCAGGTCGCGCTGCTGACCGAGCAGTTGGCAATCGTGGAGAAGCAGGCGCAGGCTCGCGAACAGGTCACCAGCACCATCACGGATCTACAGGCCAAAGTCGATCAACTCGGGATGTCCGAGATGGAGATCCTGCGGCTCAAGATGCAGCAGAACGGCGCGACGGCGGAACAGATCGCGCAGGCTGAACAACTGCAGGCCATCTTGGACGAGGCCAAGACCGACAGCGCGCTGAAGTCGCACTTCGACGCGCTGGAAACGCGGCTGCTGGAGGCGCAGGGCGCGGAGGAGGAGATCCTGCGACGGCAGTTGGAGAACATGGGGCTGGCTGGCGATGCCTTGAATGACGCGCTGACGAAGACGATGGAGATCGAAACGGCCATCACTGAAGCCGAACGCATGAAGGCGAATCAGGAGGACATCGCCAGCACGCTCAAGGGTCTTGAGGATCAGTTGTTCGAGAAGCAGTTCGGAAAGATCGCCGCGATGCAGAAGTCCATGCGCGAGAAGGGCGCGACGGAAGCGGACATCGCGCGGGCCACAGCCTTGCAGGAGGCGTTGGACAGTGCTGATGGTGCGAAGGGTGCCGCGGCAAAGGGCGGCGAGGATGCGGTGGAGGGCATCGCGGAAAGCATCGACACGGCGTTCGGGAGCATGAAGTTGGCTGGCGTGGTCAGCGCGTCGGACAAGATCGCAGCGGACAGCCTGCACGAAGCCGAGGCTCACACGGGGCTGCTGGAAAGCATCGCGGCCAGCACGGCTCTCATGGCGGTGACGAACGGTGGCGAGCCCGAGTTGGTGGCTGGATCGACTTCAGCCAACGCGGCAATGACGAAGCAGCCTGTCGGCTTGCAGGACACCGAAGACGGTCTGCGGCTGTTGAAGACGAGCAACGAGTACCTCAAGGAGATCGCCCGAAACACCGGAGCGTTCGCAGGAGCGTTGACATAATGGGAATCGTTGTCACTGTGGCATCCGAACAGGCGCAAGTCTCCGGAGAGGCCGTTCGTTTCACGCGCCGATGGCACATCGTGGAAGATGGCGGTGCGTCCATTACCGTGGAACAGGCACGCGGTGCGCTGCCAGCGTTGTATTCGTCCACGGAGACCATCAACGGAGTGATCTGCAAACTTCAATCGGTCGATCTGCAGACAGTCGATGATGGTCGACGGATCGTTTGGAGCGCAACAGGATCGTATGAATGGGCATGGGAGGAAGATGGATTTACATCTTCAGCGCAGCCGTTCACCTCATACTCCGCATCGGTGAGCGCGGCTTTCGTTGATGTCTACCGCATGGGTGCGAACTTCCCGGGCAACCTGAACAATCCGGGCGATGGTGACATCGGCGGCACGAAAGTGGATGCGTGCGGCCAGCCTATCTCCACGACCGTGACGCAGCAAGAAATCACGGTGGTCAACATTCGTCCAGATTCGCAAGCATCAAACATCGGCAACAACATCGGCAAGCGGAACTCTGCGGCAATCTTTGGAATGTCTGTTGGATATGTGCTGTTCGTCGGTGCAAGCATCACGAAGATCAAGATCACCGATGTGTACCACTACAGGATCGAATACAAGTTCCTGTATGACGGGGCGGCGCATCTGCGGCAGATCTGCGCCCGCGATGTGGACGGCCAGCCTGTCTTGGACGCGCCGAATGTCGCAGGAAATGCACACGCGACGCGAGTGATGGCGAGACAGCCGTTCCCGAGTACGGCGAACTTCGCATCGGCACTTGGTCTAGTCCTCTCATGAAGCCGACTATCACGCATGGTCTTGGCGCGCTGACGCCGCAGACATGGCGTGAGATATCGACTGTCGTGAATCAAGGGCTGGCGCAAGTCCGATCCGTTCCGGCGGCTGGCGGCGACCGCTCGTACTTCACCGCGAAGATCACCGGGGCTACGCAGATCTCCGGCATCGCGCGATGGAAGTACGACTTTGAGCAGGTGCAGTTCGATCTCTCCGCAAGCCCACCGACGGCGTACACCGTCCCGAACGGCTTGACATCCGCGACCGTCAATGCCGAGGAGCGCAAGGCGTGGAACACGCTGGAGACAGCGAACACAAGCACATCGGCCTATGGCATCGCTGTGACCAGCGGCATCAACATTGCGTCCACGCAGGGCTTCACGATCCGCGCCATACCGATGGGCGCGCTTGTTGAGATGGCAATCGTGCGCGCGAAGGACGGCAAGTTGGTCTATCAGTTCAGCGCGCCGAACCCGATTGACGGCACTTGCCAAGCCGCGCCATCACCGATCATGGTCACGGACTTCGGCAGTTTCGATGATCCAATCGGCACGCTGGCGTTCGGCACCTTCGCGCTTGCGACGGGAGCCGTGGACTTCACCACCTTCGTCTGACAGGAACAACCATGTCACTACAGATTCGCAGAGGCACAGAGGCACAGAGAACCGCAGTCACCTTCGACTCGGGAGAGCCAGCGTGGGTCACCGACACGCAGACGCTCTATGTCGGAGATGGATCTACGGCAGGCGGAGTCATCCCGAAAGCGCGGACCACGGGCGCAGCAGGCGGTGATCTCACCGGGACATATCCCGATCCGACTGTTGCGAAGATTCGCGGCAACACCGTGCAGGCCGGAACGCCGAGCAACAATCAATCGCTGGTCTACAAGACGGCGACGGGTCAATGGGAACTCGCCAATCCGGCCATTGCTGGCTCAACCGTCGCAAGCGGAGCCGTCAGCGACGGCGACAACTTGATCTACAACGCCAGCACGGGGCAATGGGAACACGCGCCCGACCGGATCGGGAACCGAACAGTATCCGCAACGGCACCGACTGCCGGACAGACGATCATCTGGAACTCCTCCTCGTCGCAATGGGAACCAGCGGCGGGGCGAATCGGCACAACGGCAATCAGCGCGACAGCGCCAAGCAACAATCAGGTCCTGCTTTACAACTCAAGTACGACGCAATGGGAACCCGGGAACTGCCGAGTCGGGCAGTATGCGGTACAGAATGTCGCGCCCGCAGACAAGAACGCGCTGGTCTACAACTCGTCAACGAGTCAATGGGAGCCGAAGCATCCGATCTTGAGCACGGTTGAGGCGTTCACGACCGCGGATTTCGGTGGCGGTCAAGGCGCATGGACAACCGTGACGGGCGCGAGCGTTTCGCTTGCGGCAGGCACATGGCTTGTCACGGCGCATCTGATGGCATATGGGCTTGGAGTGGATTTGGATATGGGTGTCCGGATTCACGATGGCACGAATGCGAAGGCATCCGGCAACATATCGACGCTGGCGGGTTTCTATCAGACGATCTCCATGACCTCGGTGATCACGCTGGCTGCAACCACGACCATCAACCTGCAGATCAATTCAGGCACAACAGATCATTCAGTGCTCTACCGTTATGCCCCGGGATCGGCGCGGGCGACGGGTCTGACGGCTGTTCGGATTGCGTGACATGACTTGGTCCGTTATCTAGGATGCTGCCATGACATTGGAAAGAGATGAGAGAACGGTACGGCTGTCGATCCGCGATTGGGTTGCCATCGGCACCTTGTCCGCGGTGCTTGGCGGTGGCCTCTTGACGGCGTACCTGCAACATGACAGACTGTTGACGCAGATCGCGGCTCAGCAGGCCGCTGCGAACCAGCGTCTAGACAAGATTGAGGCCCGCCTTGAAAGGAACGAACGATGAGCGAACTTCTGAACGGCAAGTCGTGGCGAACGACGGGCGCGGGTGTGGCCGCGATTCTTGTTGCAGGCGGCGCGGTGCTGAAGGCTCTGACGGACGCCGATCCGACCACTCATCCGGATTGGGCCGCGCTCGTTGCAGCGATCATGGCAGGCGTGGGCCTGATCTTCGCGAAGGACAGCAGCAAGAAGGCCGGGTGAACGGTTGCTGTCGTTCCTCCAAGCGTTCTTCGGATCACTCCTGCGCTGGCTCCAAGAAATGGCCGAAGCGGGACATCGCGCTGGCGACGCTGTGGTGGATCGGAGCGGCCTTGGCCGTGCTGGCAATCGCATCCGCGATTGGCTGCACAAGAACGATCCTCGTAAGTGAATCCAGCCCGGTGCGCGTCGGCCCCGGCTGCACTACCCGCGTCTACACCAAGACGGACGATGGGTGGCGGCTGTCCGACAACTCCGTGACCGTGCCGGAAGGCTGGTATTGCGTGCCGCCGTCGTATGTGGAGGACGAACCATGAGCGTGACGGGAGGAGTGCCGCCGACCTGCTGCTGTGATCCGCCGGGAGAGGCAATCGAAATCGACATCTTCTACGAAGCCGCCGTGAACTATATGTACGAGGAGCGGTTCATGGGCTTCTACGAGTGCAGCAGCCAGCGAGGTCATTGCGTCCCGCCGTGCAACGGCGATTCGACAATCAGCACCGCGCTGGAATGGAACTGCGGCTTCACCTACTACGGCAACGACTTCATACGGGATCCACAGCAATGGAAGGTCCCGACCTCGTGGATCTGCGTACCGTGCGGGGTTCAAGGCGTCGGCAACTGCGGTCAGAGCATTGACAACGATGGCGTGACCTGCATCGGCAACTGTGGCGCAACAGGCGAGAATGAGGCTGCAAGGTATGTGGGATGGCAATGTCGATACCCGGGATCGTGGTATGCGTGGCGATGTCTTGGAGGGTGCAGTTGCGGATGCTCGGGCTACAGCGGCGACGGAAGCGGACCGCTGTGTTGCCCGGAAGGGAACCCGTGCTGCGGATGTGAGCAGCCCTGCTCCTGCATGAGCCTTTACTACAACTGCGCGTGTATGCCGGAATGCGCGCAGACGATGTGCGAGTGGACATCAGGCGCGCGCTTGAGTGGATGGTGGCCGGGTAGTTATGGATGGAAGGTAAAGAGCCACATCAAGCGCGCAGCCGTCTACCGATTCGAGTTTGCCGAGCGAACGACTACGACGGAGAGCCGGACTTTCAGCAACATCGTCGGATGCAACGGCGTAACGCAATCTCTGTCACTTGATGTGGCCGCGCCTACCGATGTCTACTTGGCACCGGATGCGGGCTTCCCGGGACAGCGAACGAAGGGATCCTTGTGCCAGTGCTACGCCTGCTGGGATACGCGGGAAGGACCGTCACTCGGCATCGACGGATTC